CGTTATTTGAAAAGAAAATTCGTGACGGCTTGGCTGGCGACGCCTTAAAAACATAAAAAACAAACCCCACATTATATAAAAAAAAACCACGGAGCTAGCCACCTTGAAGCAGGTCTTGCTGGAGCTGTGGGAGGCTTGCAGATGTATAGCACAGTTTATGGTGCTATGGGTCAAACGGGTATGATAAATCAAAGCTCACAAACTAATGCCAAAACTGATACAGCTTCTACAACTTCTAACGCTACAAAGGCTGGAACTAATCAAAAGAGCTTAATGATTAATAAAAACTCATCAAACTTTAGATCGAATTGGGGGTAGTAAATGAGAATAGAAAACTCAAGGATAGCCTTAAGAAGAGTTGATACGCCAGTGCTATCTCGTAGCTCCCAAGCTCCAAGCATTGTAGCTCAACCTATCAATATGCACGTGCCAACAGATTTAAGCCTTAACTCTGACGTGCAAAGTGCTAAACAAAATGCAAGGATAGGTGGGTTACTAAAAGAGCTTGCAGGAAACTCTGTAAGGATAGCTGGAGCTGAATATCAAGAGAACGTTAAAGCTGATACATTAAGAGGTATGCAAGATGCCAACGAGAGACTTGAGATGGATAGCTCAAGAGTTAGTGGTTTCTTGCACTCTGAAGAGGCTTATAAGAGAGGTTACAGGGCTACTGAAGATGAAGCTAGAGCTATTGATTTAAAGACCCAATTCTTAGAACAGCTAAAGCAAAACAACTACTTCTTAGATGAC